CCTTGCAACGGACGGAGATTTTATCACCGACAAGGACAGCTTTGTCCCAGCCCAGAGTGAAATTGGTGAGCCAATCATGATCTTGAGGCGGGATATGGCTACGGTTCAGCCCCCTGTTCCAATCTTCGTCGAGCAAACCATCACACGGAAAGCGATCCTCTCGGAAGGCCCAACAGCCGAACCAGTCTACTACCAAGACTTTATCTGCCCCCTATCTGCTACCTCCGTAGATGATGCAGACTTTGTAGCACACCTTTACGATGCCCCAGTTATGGAGCTGGCCGACCTTTACAATAAGAAAGGCTCCAAGAGCGAGGAATCCCCAGAAGAAGAGGTGCTCCGAATTCAAGCGGCGATTGACCAAATCCGCCTAGCAGGCACCGAAACAGGGATTCCCAAGACAGGAGCTAAACAGGCCAGATGGGAGAAGGGCGAGTCCTTTGAGCCTAACGCAATCAATAATCCGACGATGGAAATTGCTGAATGTTACTTGCGCTACGATGCAAACGGCGACGGCATTACCGAGGAAATCATGCTTCTTCTGGATGTACGCAACCAGCGGGCAATCTTCTATGAGTATTTGGCTAATGTAACATCCGACGGGCGTAGGCCATTCACAGTAGTCCGAGTGAATCCTGTGGACGGACGCTGGTACGGAATGGGTGGAGTGGAGCAGTTCAAGACTTCCCAAGACTTTATGGATCTGACCATTAACCGCCTTAATTTCAGTCAAAGCTCAAGTGGTCGTGTCACTTTCTGGCGTCCAGACGCAACCTTCGAGGGCTCGGCCAATCCAAACTTGATCCTCAACGCTGGTGGTACTTATACCCTCCGCCCAGGTTTTGCGGCTACCGATGCCTTGACCTATGTGGCTCTCCCAGAGTCCAAGGAAAAAGACCTCAACTATATGCTCCAATACTTCACCCAGCTCATACAACTTGAGTCGGGCGTGATGACTGGTGGAGACCAAGAGTTCTCTGGTTTGCCATCAAGCAAGCTGGCGACTGGCATCCGAAGCATCGACCAAGCGGGCAACGAGATGTTCTCGCAGTACCTAATGGCTATCGAGCCATCCTTGTCCCAAGTGGTCAATCGGCTGGTCTTGATCCTTTTAGATAACATGAACAAGAAAGAATTGTTCAACTACTTGGAAGGCGATGCCCTCCAGCTTGTGACGATCACCCCAGAGGAAATTGCCGACATTAACATCAATATCCGCCTTCTTTTGACCCGCTATCACGGAGAGCAACAGCTCCAAAGCAACGCCCAAGCGGCGGGTCTTGTGACCCAGTTCTACGGATTGCCACCAGAAGTCCAACAGAAGGTAGCCCTGTTCTACAACCAAAGCCTCAAAGCCCTTGGGATCGTGGATGCAGAGTCGATCATTCAGCCCTTTGCCCCGCCTCCGACCCAGAATGGGATCACCCCAGACGGGCGAGTATTCGGCCAAGCGGGATCCCCTGGTTCCCCTGCTCCGAGCGTTGGCGGAACGAAAAGTGTCCCTGTTGACGCTGGCCTAGCTGGCGGTAATCCGACACCCGCATGAGCGACCCAGCGAGTCAACTGGCACTCATAGAGCGGTTAAAAGACAATTCTGGATATAACGAGTGGTATCTCCCTGCCCTTTCAAGGCATCTGGAGGGTCTCAAAGAAGCAGTACTAGAGGCTGGGATTACCCCAGATGAGCGTCAAAACAGGCACTCGGCCTATTACGCAGTTAAGGAAGTGCTGGCTCTGGTTCCGTCACAGGAAGCGGCACTTTATAGGATTCTGCAAGGCCACGAATCACGGCAAGAGCCTCGTCGTAAGTAAAGTATAAGTCCACAAATTTGACGAGTCGTACCTTCCCGTCGGCCAAAACCTTGTGAGCGGTGCATTTGTCTGAGTGTAAATTGTGTAGACAAACCTCGTCATAAGAAGCAGTTCCTGGGATTCTTACGCCAACAAGAAACGTCATAAGCCTAGAACCCTTCTGGTCGGCAAAGGAGGCCTCTTTAATCAGAGCTTCTGCTGATTCATTTGATAGAGGGTCTTTCATCATAAAGAATATCTGGGAATGATCAAAAGATGTTGAAACGACAGAGACGCCGCAGTCCTCGATTCTCCGATCTACGTCAAGAACGACCATAGAAACACCATTCTCGTCAATCGGCTTGCAATTCATAATTCTATGAGAAAATATGCCAGTCCGCATCACACTATTTACAGAGGCTATATCCGTATAGGCTGGGGAGGAATTACTAATCACCCCATCAGATCCCACGACGACACCGATATAGCTTCGATTATTAGGCTCGTACTTCTGGGAGATTGAGATGCCAGAAGGCCCCCATATTCTGCCGATGAAGTCAGTAGCAACTGAAAGCCCTATTTCCTCTGGTGAAGACGAAATAATCTCCTCACGAAGAGGCGACTTATCCAATCGCATCAGCTGGTTCTTCGAGTCATCCAAGTAAATCCCTTTGATCGGAGGATGAGTTATGAAATTGCGTAGCTCTGGGGAGTCGTAATATTTCAGCTTTAGCTTATTACAAACCAAGGCTAACGGCCAAGAGTGTGCACCTTGTCCGTTCCTACGCATGAAGTTTTTTCTTCTCATTTGGAATGGTTTACTTGGACTTAATATAGAAGGACTCAATAGAATCCCTTCGTCCACAATTCGCCGTGCTGTGGCTCTGTCTAGGCCGAAATAGCCCTGCTTGGTATCTACGGAGTCCGCCGTGCCAAGAATAACGTGATATCCGTGGATTCCCGCTGGTATCTCAAGAAGCATCTCCTCGAGATTACTAGCTGGTGTGCCGAAGATGCAGTCTGGCTCTACTTTCAATAGGTAGCTTCCGCTCATTTTTAAGCCAAGAACAAGTAGTTCATGGAGAGCGATGCCTCCCGCCAGATGCAAGTCTTCCTTAGTAGTATGGATTAGGTCTGCGTATTTCTCGATTTCCTTTGGATGATCGCAATCGTTAGCAAGAATGCCTATCTTGGAGGTTGGCAGTTTATCTCTTATCGTGCGAGCTGTCTCGACCGCTAAGTCCTTATCACCCTCCCATATCTGCATTACAACGATCATTCCACGCCCCATTTTTGCTTAGGACAACTTTGCGATGGCATCCTTAGCTTTGCTTCCCCACACCCACAGACACGGCACCGCCCAGTCCCTAGGAATGCTGTAGGCTCATAGTACTCGCACGACATACAGATAGACTTTCTGGCGGAAAAAGTCTCTGGCTTCACGAAGGTAGTCAGCGTGTTTGTGTTGACCGCCTTAACAAAAGCCTGTGATAGCGTCTTGAGCTGTTGGCCTACCGAGGGGGCTTTGTAAAAAAGCGCAAGAATCGCCCTCGGAGAAGTAAGGACTTCAGCGTCGACAGCGCAGACCCACCCGTCGCCAACACATCGCTGTATGTTTATAGAGTTGTTTTGGTAGCACTTCCCAATCATTCCCCTTCGCACAAACGGCTCCAAGTGCTTCCAATCCTCATCCGTCGGGGTTTTGTAAACATACACGCTTCTGGTATCGCTCTCGTATCGGAGAGTCTTGCTGTGAGCAAGCTCACGCAATAATGAGTCAGACGCCTCTGAATCTATCTTGAATATTCGCCTATCTACCTCGATGGCCATAAGGCCTGCCTCAAGAACGATTCCTTCTGTAGTTATATTTATCTTCATGTTTGCTTTACGCCTCCTGTTTCCTCAAACGGAATAAATTCCATTGTGATGTTGATCTCTGTTTTTATCTCTTCATCTTCAATCGCGTCTCCGTAGCAACCCATTTTACCCCCGCCAGAATGGGTAGTCGGAGGTATTGGAACATATGGGGGGCAAGCGTCTTCCTCGTCGTAACCATCGGGATAATCACCACACCCACACTCACACCCGCAACACGCACATTGGTCACAATTCCCATCACAACTAGAACATTCTGAGCATCCACCACAGCTTGCCGTTTGCGGGCAATCATCTTGTCCAGTAGCGGTACTTGAATACGAGTAAGTGCAGACAAACGGCTCACATGGATCTGCTTTATTGCAAGGGTTGTTGTTCGCCATTTTCCCACAGCCTTGACAACCAGGCGCCGTGCAACAGCAATCGCATTCATCGGAACACCCCGCCGAAGTCACCCTCTCGCATCCGATTATCCATCCCTCATGACCCGATATCCCTTTTACATCTGTGCCAGTACATTCAGTAGCGAGCCTAGAAAGGTTCGTTGTGTAAAGAGGTACGGCAGTCGACCATTCGCCAGCTTTTAGCGTAAGAGTTCCGACTTCTATTACTTCTTTTTTGTAGCCGCTGGGTTCTTCAAAAGATTCATGCCATGTCTTGCAAGTAGTCACTATCGGCACGCCTCTCGGAAGGGGCGGACCTCTTGAAACACCAAGATCATTCACCTGCGGATAAGTGATTGCAAAAGCGCCAGCGTCTTGGTCTTGATATCCCCCCCCCAACATAAATGAGAGGCACAGGTCTTGTTCGTCACTATTCTTAGCCGCCACATCAAGCGGAACTCGTACCCCTTGTATATATTTTATCCCATTATAGGTTTCCTCCGCCTGCGTCTGAGCATACCTCTCGAGAATTAAATTGATTTGGAAAGGCAGAGCGCATTTTGACTCGTAGCCAGACCCGCTCGGGTGGGGAACGGGCGGGCAACTCTCTGGATCTCTTACGTCTATGCAGTCGTTTCGGTAGCATTGTTCCTCATTTTCGCAAGCGAGCTTGTGGGTTCCCTGCTTCCCGTAGATATCGCAAGTAGGGCAACAACCAGGATAAGATCCGTAGCATCCCGTAGCCTTTTCCCATTGGTAAAAGGCACGCTGAGTGTCAGTTCCGTCGTACGATACGATGCTACCAAAAAACCTGCTATAAGTGCCATCGGTGCTGAGTCCGTTCGGGCAAGTCCCCTCCATGGATGCCGTTAATCCAGTCTCGAGAGGAGCTCCCGTCGGGGATCTAAATGACTCCAGTTCATTAGCCGAGCAATTTGTGTCCTTAAAAAGTCTTTCGCTTCCACCTAAGCCTACGTACTGTGCAAGACCCGAGCTGTAGGTTCCGTACAACCCAGGCCCAGAACTTATTATAGATGTGGGATCAAATATCGTACCTCCCATCATACCTCCTTTGCCTGCCATATTGGCAGACCCAAAGTATGTGTAATAAAAACCGCCCGCATGCGTTCTTGGGTACTGAACTAACGTCGAAACAATCGTCCCGTCATCGGTGCAGTCGCCTTCTCCAGCGTTTTTATTTAGCAAGTTATCCCCTTGATCCCGTCTTACTATATCAAGATCAAGAGGAAAGGATACAGCGCATCCAGCCTCAAGCTTTGTCACCTTTTCTTTGTCGCCAAGTATTTCAGCCTTATAGTAAGGCAAGGCGTCTGGACATGGCCCGCTATCATTCTTGCAATCACAAAAGAGATGTTCCACGACACAGAAGTTGTAAGCCTTTTCCGCATTGCTTCCTTGGTAGAAGTTGGGAGACAAATCAAGCTTAACTGGTTCTTCTTCCCAAAGAGAGGTAAGCAGATTGTACCTACTTAAAGTTCCAGAGATATTGCCCTTGCAAGATATTTTCGTCGTCTCCGCAACGGAGGTACAGCTGTAGCTCGCCGTCCTAGTTTTTGCAACAGGCGGAAGGCCTGGGCAACCATTACCGAGGTAGTATGTTTGAGTTACTTCCTGCGAACTGCTTCCAGAGCATTTCTTGTTTCTTGCCTCTATTGAGTGATCTACATCACCAGTAAACGTAATCTCCTTGGTGCAGTTAAGCATCTGGTGAGCCACATCAGAAGGAATCCGCACGCTGGAGGCTGGGAAGCCTTTCAAGATGCAGTCTTCCTTTATTATCGTTGGCGTGAAAGAAGATGGGAATTTGCTCGGCCTATACAAGAAAGGCCCCGAAAACCCTGCGCTAGGCGGAATATTAACTTCTTCTACTATAGGATCGCCGTTTTCGTCGGTAGTATCATAGGAGTATTTAATTGGGTATTTTGAAATTACATTCAACTGAAGGCTCTCTTGCGGTATAAGGGCGCCGTCTTTATTGCTTTTTTTGTCCTCACCTTCCCATGACCTTAAAAGGCTTCCTTCCGACCCCAATACATACTGCTCCACGTCCTTCCGCTCCTTTCTCTTTTCAGTCATCTCCTCGGTATTGAACTCAAGATGCCCCTGCGTACTTATACCCCTTGCGATACAACCAAAGACTTCTTCGCCTAGGTCTTCTTCTGCTTTGTAATCTCCGTAATCCCCGACAACGTAAGAAGATGCAGTCTTTTCGTATATGTCGTTTTTTCTTATGAAGTCGGAGGTAATGAAATACTTGTTTAATACTGAGCCGAATGGATTGTGGCTACCGCTACCAAATCGCTGGAAAGATGTGTGCCGACCCTTCATGCCGTTGTGATAAGAACGCCGCGAAATCCATTCACACACGAAGGAATGAGTATTGGAACTGAAAACGAGCTCTGGATTACTGGGTAAGACAAATTATGTCCGAATTTAGGATACGGTTTTGATTTTATGACGACCCCAAGGAAATGTCTTACCTTTGTCTGTTTTGCCAGCTCTTCCTCTGGCTCGAACAATGGCTTAACCTCTGCATATCCCTTTATTTCTGCGGAGTTGATGACCGCATCCTCAACTTCGCACTCGATATACACAAAGGTCTTGGCCCCCATTGTGGTTTGCTCTTCATCAAGCCCCTCAACCTCTATGTCGGATCCATAAATAAATGAACCTAATGGGCCAACGTAATAATTCGTCATATCTCCGCCAGTATTAACTTTTCCTGGTCTGATCTGGAAAAAGGCGTGCCAAGCATAGAACTTGGGATTCAGCATCCCTTCCCCGAGGAACCTTGCGGATGTCCCTACAACATGGCCATACCCAGAGGCTGGGCTAACCCCGAGTGGGCCTAGGGACTTCATATCGCTCATGCCCAACTAATCTCATCTGGCTTAAATTGGGCAACTCTTCGGATCACTATGCGTCGCACTCACTAACAAATCTCTTCCGTTCTCGCTCTAGGTCTTTTTGCTTGTCCTATGAGCGAAAACAATACTCTGGCGCAAGCCGAGCAAACCACTCAAACGGGTGCAGGACCACAAGTCGTTGCACAGACGGAATCTAACGTGGCGATACTTGATGAGCGTGCATATCACGAACTCGTTCAAGGCCTTAAAGAAACGGCAGAACCAACTCCAGCCCCAGAAGCTCCAGAAGCAGAGGTTGAAGATGTTCCTACCGAGGAGACTCCAGCCGAAACTCCTACCGAAACTAAGGTCGAGAGCGAGGACGTATCAGCTACCGAACTCCCCGAAAGGGTGCGTATCGGTAACTGGTCTGAGAGCGAGCGTAAAGCCCTGCAAATCCGAGCAAGAAACCCAGATCTCACCCTTGAGCAAGCCATGGGCATGGTCAAAGGCGAAGGGGAACTCGTAAGGACACAGGAGCAATTCGTTAGCCCAGATGACATCGAAGCCAAGATTGACGAGATGGCACAGGCGAAAGCCAATGCCTTTAAGAATCTTGAATTCGATAAGGTCGCCGAGTTTGAAGTAGAAATGCTCAAGCTGAACAAGGAGCTTCGGAAGTCAGAGAGAATGGCTACCGAGCGACAATCAGCCGAGCAAGTGAATAGAACGAAGGGAATTGAAGACGCTAAGTCCCGCTCCGTGGAGTTTTATCCCGATGCGGCCAAGGCAGATTCAGCTCTTGTGAAGAAGATGAATGAGATCTTCGACACTCTTGTTGATACGGGGAATCCCCTCGTAAAAGACCCTTCGATGCCCTTCAAGCTGACACAGATGGCGGCTAATGAGCTTGGAATTGCACCCCGCAATCCAAACGCAAAAGCACCCTCACCAAGTATCGCCCGAAAGGCTCCGTCAATTCAACCCGCGAGCGGTAACGCCCGCACAACTCCACAAGCTCCGCTTAATGCTAAGGCTTTGGCCGACAAACTGGACGATCTTGAGTCGTATCAGCTCTTGATGGCAAAACTTTAGGGCGGAGCTTACA